TCCATCTTACGGACCTTGTCAAGCTCAGCCTGAGTAGCCTTGGACCATTTACCGTCTTCCAAGTCCATCTTACGGACCTTGTCAAGCTCAGCCTGAGTAGCCTTGGACCATTTACCGTCTTCCAAGTCCATCTTACGGACCTTGTCAAGCTCAGCCTGAGTAGACGGAGTCCACGCACCTGAGTACCGATCAATAGCTGGCTTACCACTACGAGCAGCCATAGACTGCATTTCATCCTGCTCGGGCTTAGTTGGATTAACAATGCGCATAGAATTTGTGTTATTCATAGACGTATCAGCAATCTTCTTAGCCTTACCAGACATACTGTGATACTTATCCATGAGCCAATCGAAGAAGTCCGAATCCGGGGCCATAAGGCTTCCGCCCTTGCCCGGAGAGACGCTGACAGCGCCACCTTCGGCATAACCATAGTGCTCATAATCTTTTGGATTGTACGACTTGGTACTTGCCTTTTCTCTAGCCCGTTTTATATAGGTAGTTGGGCCTGTGTACGGAATAACACCCTTACGGCTTAGAAGATATTTTTCACCATCGAGTGAAAAAACAGGTATACCTTCTGTAGAATCAACCTCTACGTATTCTTCATCTACCTGACCACCTTTAGCCTTACCACCTTCAGCAAAATTATCGGCTAGGGGCGGGGCCTTACCCTTTAGAAGAGGTCGACCATCCTTTGTAGGAATAATGCCCTTATTCTGTTGATGCATAAACAGATCTTCTCGCGCACCCTCAGCATCCCCACTAAGCATCTTACGACCCATAAGGCTCATCACCTTAATGGCATCCATAAGCTCTTGTCCTACATTTCCTGAATTGCCTGTCCCTACAGTGCCGCCTTCGGCAAATCCAGGCTGAGCCGGATTCTGCGGAGGAGTCATAGGCGGCTGCGCGGGAGCCATCATACCCGGTTGCTGAGGGGCCATCATGCCCTGCTGCGGTGCCATCATTCCTGAAATCTTCTTGATAAATTCCTGCTTGCTCTGTTCAAACCTGGGATTAGCCGTAAGCCCCTGAGCTTCTGGAGCCCTGGCAATATCGTTAAGCTGGGTTAGGAAGTCCTGACCGAAAGTCTGAGTGGCTTCTGCGGTGTTGACGAACTCTCCATTAGAGAGATTAGCATCAATGGAATCATCCTTAGGGCCACCAGGACCCACAACGGGACCGGGAACCTGCTCAGAAGAATTAAACACTGGACCTCCTTCGGCGAGAAAGCCTCTATCGCCTTCAACGCCATTATTACTTACGCCACCTTCAGTCTGACCGCCTGTGACTCCCCCAGGAGCTTCAGCTTCTGACCGACCCCCACCGTAAGTGTCCATCAATTCCTTAGCGTTTGCAGCAATAGCGGCATCATCATAGGACGGGATCGTAGCGTTAGAGCGGGCCTCTTCCCGAGTAGGATTACCCGCATTCATAGTCTTCCCGTCGACAGTCGTGTAACTGTAATCCTTATTTTCATCGAATACGCCTTTACCACGGGCAGCATCCAGCATCATACCGGGACCCATAACAGTTGGCGTATCCAGCATGGCATCAAACCAATCACGAGCATTGTCGTATTCTGGCAGACCGCCACGAGCAGCCTGATTGTCGGCAACGTCACCACCATCGGAACCACCACCTGCAGCAGCTCCCTGAGACTCGTCGGTAGTACCTCCGCTGGTGGGAGAAGCCGAAGTCGGTGCAGCGCTAGTCGAGGCAGCAGAGGTCTGCGGGTTAATACGGTTCTGCCATTCTGCAAACGTAGTCGCAACCACACGCGGATTGCGGTGCTCATTCATCCTCAAACGACCGTATTCATCGTAGTACATTAGCTATTCCTTGAATATTGGCGACAGGTTTCGCGAAGTGCTTCAAGCCGACGCAGAGAAGCCAGGCGACCCTGGCATTGGAACAGAACCTGTTCCGATTGTGCCGTTTCCACTTCCTTGAGTGTCAGAAGGCGCTCCTGCTCGACCCATACCTGCAGGCGCTCCCATTCCAGGCTGTTGACCAGCGGGAGAAGCTCCTGTACCACTTTCTTGTCCATTTTTACCCATCATATCTTTCATAACCATAGCATACATCTTAGCGTCTTCAGGCGAGGCAATGATCTTCTCGCGATCCAGCTCAAGACTATCTGCAGCCTGCTGCAGGAAGTAGGTCCAGTTGATCAACGGAGCAATCATCGGATTGCCAGCAACCATCTGAGCGAACATCTGAAGACGCTGGCTGCGAACCTCACGCTGCATGAGCGAGGCCATGCCGCGAGCCTTGATCTCCAGATCACCAACGATCTGCGGATCAGGATTAAACTGCATGTTCCAGTGGTAGAATGCAGTACCAAGCGGGCCTAGAACATAGTCGTCAAGGTTCTTTACGACAGTCTTGATGTTGAGTGCGGAGGCACCCATGAGCATCGACATACCAGAAGCAGTACGAGTAGTAGATTGAACGCCAGTCTGTCCATGAGAATACGACGGAATGCCTGTCTGTTCATCTGCAAGCTGGCGGAATCTATCGAAGAGCTGCATATGGTCTGGGGCGGTATTGGGGAACTTGATTGCATTGACCATATTGCCCGGTTGCCCGGACTGCCTCTCGAAAATCTTACCAGGGTACAGCTTAAGGTCCGTACCCGGTGTCATGTACGTGGAGTCAACCTCAAGAATGACGTTACCGGCAAGTGCAAGGTTGTCAATAGCCATACGAGCGTGACCATTAAGGATGGCCTGCGTATCTTCCATGTTCTCAGCAACACCAACGCCGAAGATATGGTAGGGGTTAATCTCGTAGGGGACGATAAGATAGGGGATGCGAGCCGGCGTGAACGGGTTGACCACAGAACGGATGATATGCGTACCGCAAATCCAAACATTGATCTGCAGTTCGCTCATATCAGTGAATTGATCCGGGATTTCGATGCCAGCCTCTTCGGCAAGATCGCGATCCATGACGCCCCAGAACTCCAGGACCTGGAAACGCTCCTTGGTCATGCTGGTCTGCGCCGTATCGTCTAGGAACGACTCCCACCATTCCGGAATGTAGTTAGGACCCTCATCAATAACAGCTTCGATAGCTGCTTTGTTGAAAAGAGGACGATTACGAAGGTCTCGAAGCTGAGAGCGGCTCATAACATGGCGCTCAATCAGGCAATCTGCCTCCCCGATGCTCGTCGCGTCCATGTCCGGGTAGATATTCCAGATGCTGACAGACTCAAGACGAGGGACAGTCTTGGAGTAAGGTACATAGACCTTCTGCCCCATGACATCTTCCCACTTATTGATGGACTTTTCGTAGTTAAACGGTCCCTTTAGAGCACCAGCACCAAGCATACAACTCTCCATGAGAGCGTAGCGAAGGTGAGTGGCAGCATCGCTGTCATCAAGCTGGTCTTTGATGGTCTTTTCCATGCGCTTGGCAGACATAAGCGCCGGTTCAAGCTGAATCATGTTCTGCTTGTCCGGTGCAATGCCTTCATGCACGTTGGTGGGCTCCTTACCCATCATCTTCTTGAGCTTATCCCCCAGACCGCCGAGCAAACTATGCCCACGGGCACCAGGAGGAAGGTCATTACCGTCTCCTGGGTAGCCATAAGACGGCATCAGGCTCCTTTCAGCCTGTTTAGGAGCCTCATTCGGGTCGATATACGCCATATCCGAGACGCCTTCCGGCAGCTGGGACGGCTCAACTCCAATCGGGAAGTTGTTATTACCGAAAACAACGTCAATAAGCTGTCCGTAAGCTGCCAAAACCTTAGTCTTGGTGATCTTTACGAACACTCTGGAGCGCTCATGCTCTCGCCAGACCATATCAGAACCGTACCTACCACGGAAATTACGGTAAGAACGAATCCAACGCTGTTCATCATCAAGTCGACGGGTCTTGATCTGCTCAAAACGCGAATTTACCTTGGCCACTAGGCCAGGAATCTCCAGCGGCTTGCTCTCAGGCTCGGTCTGTACGCTGTCGGCCACGCGCATTTCAATGTCGCTGGCTGTACCCATACCCATCCCGTTGCCTTTGTAGGCTGGGACGACCTCTTCTGCCTTAGACCAGTCGGTCTTCATAAACTAACCCTTACTTCTTGAACGTGACGCTCAGGCTCATATCATTCGACAAGCGAGAAATCTTAGCAAGATCGTTGGTAGCACCAGTACCACTCTTAGCAGCCTCAGTCGTCGGCGACACGTTGACCTTGGTGTACGGTCCGATAAGCGACTTATTGACGCTAGCGCCCGAGCCCTTCTTCGATCCTTCCGAACTATTGAACGAACCCTGCGCGATGGAACCGTTCATCTGAGACATAAGGTTATTCGTCTCCCACTTCTCGTTACGATCAGCCTTCATAATAAACTCCTTAGTATCCAAAGTATTTGTCGACAGGGTCCGGGGCTTGACGCTTAGGGACCGATGCAATTTCGAACGAATTATCATTCATTGGGCGAGACATGACACCGTAACGAAACGCGTCGATGGCATGGTCTTCCTGCTTAGTATCGCAATCTTCCGGATTATTAAGATCGGTAGGAATGGAAGAGAGCTGCTTAATCAGATTACGACAAGTGTTGAAGATGAAAACTTTAGGCTTGCCAGTGTCAGGTTGAACAGACAGCCGACGATGAATTTCGTATTTACCAGTGATTCGACTATGAGGACTACGATCTGACGGTCTCCAGATAAGACCGCATTTAGTCATGATTTCAATGATGCTAGGGCCAGTATCACCACGACGAGCCCAGACAGAAGCATCCATAACTCCATATTTAATGTTATCTCCACGTTCCATATCCTTGATCTTGTAAGCGAACAAATCCGCAACTAGACCCTTACCGTAGTATTCTCGGTAGACATAGAGATTATTGTCGTAATCTACTGCAAACCATAACACACAAGCAGGACTACTAAACCCAAAGTCAGCGGCCCTAAATTTAGGCATACTAGTTGTGATGTTGATATCTCTTGGATCGACAACATGTATTGTTCGTTTGAAATCTGAGAATGCCAATCCATCTTGTTCCTCCCACGAACCGTCCAACCACTGCTTACGCTTAATTTCCGGCAACGATGCCAGCATAGTCATGTAAGCTTTAGTCTTAGTCAGGTACGGATTATCGGACAGCTTGGCAGGAATGAACCTACGAGAGATATGATTTACAGTACCGTCCGGTAGATCGACCTTATGGTAGAACGTCGTGTTTGGAGGAGCTGGGTCTACGAACATTTCCTTCACCCAAGCAGAGCCTACGTTCCCAGGGTTTCCTGTAGCACGCATATACTCGGGGATACTCGGATCAACAGACCGTAAGGCGCCTCGGAGATCATTCCAGATATCTGGAGTGGGAAACTGTGGAAGTTCGTCAACTCCGATATAGGTGTAAGATTGTCCTTGGTATCGAAGAGCATCTGTTGAAGATTCGGCATAACCGAAGTCGATTCTAGCCCCACTAGGGAATCTCCATTCCTTCTCCTGCTCACGCCATTGCGCACCAGGGAAAGCTTTCTTGTAGAGTCGCTGAGAATGGTTAATCAGGTCTCGCAGCTCAGGCATCGTTCGACGTAGAATGAGCGCATGGTGCGCTGCTTTGTCACAATGGCGTAGGGGATCAACGATAAGTGAGAAAGACTTTCCTCCACCTCGTGCACCACCATAGAACACTTCACGTTCAGGGGAGGCGAGAAAATCGGTCTGAGGTCCGGGGTTGGGCTCGAAGACGACATCTTGTGCGGCAATCAGATCCTTGACTTCAGCAGGAGCAGAAGCAATAGTTTCAGGGATAACAATCTTAGGGGCTTCAGGCTTGAGTAGCTTCTTGGCATCTCCAAGAGCCTCGGCCCGCTTCTTCATCTTCCAGAGCTTGGTGTTCTGGGCCTTGATTTCAGCGTCAAGGTTTTCTTTCTTGACACGAACGCGCTTAACAGGATTAACACACCCATGCTTGACAGCCAGAGTGTTCATAGTAGCAAGAGAGATATTACGGCCCGTGTCTCGGGCGTAGATCATACCAGCAGCACGAACGGAAATAACTTTGTCTGCGATACGAGTAAGGAGCTTATTGATAAGGTCAATCTGTTCCGGGATAGGCTCCCACAACAGGGGATCAGTCTCGGACTTCTTAAATCCAATAGCCACCGGCTGCTGGGCAAATTTAGCCTTTCGAGGCTCTTTCTTAACGTACTCTCTAATCGTGCTCAATTACTGGTAAGGTAGTCAATTCTGCCTTCGCCGGGAGGATAAAGATTCCAATCTTCGTACCCCCCGAGGCGCTACCGTCTCCTTTTTTGCTGATGCCGGTCCTATCGAGAATATCCTTAGCAGCTTCGAGCCGAAGCTTTCCCCCTTCTTGGACCGGATTATCCATAACCCCAACAATATTCTTAGCCGCAGGAAACGAATTAAGAGCCAGATATCCCTCTGTCCGTTTGGCGATCTCATCTTTAACCGCTGCAACAACATAGGCCCAATGCTTGTGTTTGTAGCCTGCAAGCCTCATTGCTTCGGCTGGATCACCATTAGCTTCGCCAAAGTAAGCTTCTAGGAACTTGTTCTGAAGCTCAGTGTACCCATTCTCTTTGATCGTCAGTTCAGTCGACATTAGGTTTAATCCCAACTACTCGCATATCTCGCACAGGATAATGAAACTGAGCAGTCTTGTGCTTTAGATCAACAAGTCCGGCGCTGTGCATAATGTAGCCTAGCTCCCCAGGAGAGTACGCCCATTTATGTGTCATGACAGGACTCTTGTATTCTGGATCACCGAAGAGACCTAAGATGCCAATACGAGGATTCTCTGGTTCCTTGACCATGTTCCTGATACAGGACTGAACATCCGGGCATTCCAAAATAAGTTCACTGCCCGGTTTCAGGACCCTAACCCAATCCGTCAGAATGTCTAATACTTCCCATCTATAGAAATGCTCAATTACATGAATGGCTCGAATACCATCAGCGTAATTATCAGGGAAAGGAAGAGGTTGAGAAATATCCGCTATGATATCAGGAGAGGGGGCACC